AGAGAGAAAGATAAAGCCGAAGAAAACAATAATAAAGCAGAAATTAAAATTTATTTACCAGAAAAAGAATAATTATTTCTTCTTCTTTTTTTTGGACTTAACACACTCACTATTTTTCATGCCGTCTGATATCTTCTTTTTCTGTTCGGCTGTTTTTTTCTTGCCAGTAGCACCTTTAGAAATAGCGGCGCGCTGCTTCTCTGACATCTTGCCTTTGTCCTGATTCTTCCCACAAGCCATAAATACCTACCAATAAATAATAGCCACTAATTAATCATACCAACCAGCAGGAGGATAACCTTCTTCTATGAATACCACTCAGCAGGAGGATAACCTTCTTCTATAATATAACTAGATGATAAAATAACACCGCCGCCGTGAATGTCAGAATTAACAAAAGAGTTAGTACAAAAATTATAACCTAAATAATATTGTTGGCCATAAGCACGAGTAACAACTCGGCCAAATGGACTAACAGAAATAGATTGAATTGGAGCATACACATAAGCAGTATTAGTTAAAGTGATAATCAAATCGGTATAACTCTGACGAATAACAGTATTAAAAGAAATTTTTAATCTAGTACAAGGCGGAAAATCTCCATAATTGGGAAGATCACCAACCTCACCGCAAAAAGCCCCCGGCGGACAAACGAAACAATCATCATTTCTATCTTTATTATAATTAGCTAAAGTATTTTCTATAAAATCAACTTTCTCTTTAATTAAAACAGCAATAATATGTTTACAAGGATAAAATAAACCCGCCCTTGAAAATGTCCAATCCCTTCCGTAATCCTCAATAGCAGTAGCATCAGGACAAGTACATTTGATCTCTCGTGGCTGGACTCTATCTTTTCCAGGATAGCAAATCTTGCCAAAATCAGAAGTGTCAGGAGGAAACTTTTTAGCCTCAACAATCCAACCTTGAGATCGACTGCGAGGAGTACGGCTTAAAATAGGCAAAACACGCCATTTTTTATCACCAATACGCACAACAGTATGATCAGAAATTCCCTTCTCAATTCTGCGAGGATAAGAATAATACAAATTTCTGGCGTGTTGACTATATCTAGACATAGTAAACTAAATCAACTCCTCAACATCACTAACTAAAATAGCCCCATACCCTGCTAACTCAGCAGGGCTTACTAATATTTGTGCTTGATAATTAGGGTCTAGTTGAGTCCTTTGAAGTAATACTAAAATTGCATCATAACTTTCTTGACTTAATTTTCCACCACGTTTTAAAGTAGTTAAATTTCCAACAATCCAATCAAGTCTATTCTGATTAATTGCGTCTAGAATTTTATTATAAACTGGACTCTCAGCTATAGCTAAGACTTCCGCATCTGTGACTACTGCTGAAACTTCTTCTAAGGTAGTTGTCACAGATACTTGTCCTATTGGCACTGGATTATCTACTAATACTTTATCGTTGAGGTATGAAGTTAATTCCCTGGGAGATAGTTCAGGGAATTGTTCAATTTGAGAAAGCAGCCATTGTTGTTTTGTCATGGTTTTTAATTATCCACTAATATGATTTTCCTCAAGCTACTGTGATGCTGTAGTACTTACCCTGATTGCGCTCAAGCGTTTGGCGGTCGGTGGTGGAGAGTGCCGATGGGAACGAAATCAATTCTGATACAGTGCCGTCGAATGGGAGCAATGATCCAGTTCCATTCAACGAGCCTATCGCGCTATTGACCCCCGTATAGACGCTCGTAATTGTTGCGCTATCCCATTCCGTGCCGTTCTTAAACAGTTTCCACTGCTCGCTTCCGGTGCTTGATATAGATGTGATTAAAGTGGGTGTATTTGAAATAGCAACTTCTGCGGCGAAACCACTGCCTCCTCCGCCTCCCGTCGCTGTAGTGTTGGCTAAGTTCAAAAACCCAGCCGACGCAGCTCCACTTGAAATTTGGTTTGCAATTAAGTAAAAACGGCCAATTTGTCCAGAAGACCACTGCCCAAAAACAGTCCCAAATTCATTTTCAATCTTTGGTGTGAATAAAACAAACAGACTGTGCGTTGTGTCAATAAGCGGAGAAGGGGCAGCTAAATAATCATCCACGCCATCGAACAAGATGGCAGGCTTTCCGCCTTCCGTTTGTAAAACGCCATTGCTAACAATGCGCGGCCGCCTCCCCGCCGTTGAAACTGCATGACGACCATTGCCAGATTGGTCATACCAGATAACAATCTCACCGTTGTCCGAACCGACAAATGCTAATAATGTAACAATGTCTAAATCCTCTCCAATAAAACCTATATCTAATTGTGAGTTATCACTAGTTCTCATTACTCTTATAGCTGCGCCAGTCCAAAACCTGGAAAGCCGTCTTAATCCATAAGCGACAGAGGCTATAGCAAAAATTAAATCAAGAACACATTTAAAACCACCCAACACCACCATTCTAGTAGAAGTTCTCATGGTGCAAAACTCCTAGCACGTATAGTCCCTGTTTCTGAGTTAGCAGCCGGGTCAATTGCACCGTTAGTAACCAGATATCCCCACAAACTTGAACTGGTTAAAATAAACAATTGATTTAAGTCTCTAATAACGCCAACAACCTTACCCCCTCCTTTAGCTAAACTCATAGGTACATTGAAACCTACAGGGTCTAGAACAGGGTCAGAACCAATTGTCCAGATACTATTATCTGCAATATTTGTAGGTGCTGTAGGGTATAAGTGTACCGCAAAAGAAGTCATACCTGCTGGTACAGAAGATAGATTGAGAGATATTTCAAAATAAGAAAGGAATATACCTTTACCAGCTTCGCCTATATTTTGAAGTTGGAATAGACCGCCATAAACATCAAAGTTTGGTGCAGAAGCAGTATAAGTTGTGGTGTTAGCAGCGCGAGTAATTGTGGTTGAGGATGCGTAAGCTAATCCCGCAGGTGCAGCAGTCATGCTGACAGGTTGAATATTTTGGAAAAATGTACCTGTAACTGGAATAGATTTACCCCCTGTTACACCTTGTACTGCTACTGCTTTTGTTGCATCACTTCCTGGATTAGCTTGAACGGCTGTTTGATTAGTGGCACTAGCGTCACCACCAGATCCACCACTAATAGCAGTTACGAATTGTAGTAATGCTTCTACCTTCTCATCTTTAGTTAATTCAACGAAGGTCTTATTAACACCATTATCTGCTGCATAAACTTCATTGTATTTATCTATAAGTTGTTGCTTAGTTATTGTCATATTACTTAACTCGTTTGTTGTAACTACCAAATGATTCACGAATTTTAGGTGTTCTACTTGCTCCAAATGCTCGATTACTAAGTCCTTTAGGTTGAGATGGTTGAAGTGGTTTAACAGGTTGACGTGGTTTAAGTCTACTTAATAGTCCAAGTTGATTAGCTTTACGTGCAGCACCTCTAGTTGCATAGGTTTTAGTAACTCCAGTTCTATTATTACCAAGTGATCCAACTTTAGATCCTGCAACACCAGGAACACGTTTAGAAGCAGCTTTTCTAAGTAGATTAAATGATGGTAATTTAAATGCCATATTAATTAATGTAGTTTACTTAATTATAATTGGAAATGTTTAACTTGTAAGAAAAAAGGAGAATGTTATGTATTTTAACTATTTATCAGTTATAATGAGGTGACTTAGATAGTTAGTTAGTTTGTATCTAAGTCAAGTGTAGTTAATTAAGGATGAATTAGTCATGTCAGATAAAATTATTGTACAACCCTCTGTTATTAATGATGTTGAGTTTTACATTACTCCAGATGGACGGGATGCTGGAGTTAGTATTAGTGGATTGGCGCGATTATGTGGAGTTACACAACAAACAATGTCTCAAAGAATAGTAAACCCATTAGCTGATAATACTGGTGTTAGTACACAGCTAAAAATGCTAGAACCTTTACTGGGTAACGTTTTTAGTCCACAGCTAGAAGGAAATAAAGATGGTGGAACTTGTAAAATTATTACATCAACAGCAGCAACTTTAATTATCGAGTATTACGCATTTGAATCTAAAGCTGCTAATGTTACCGCACGCAACACTTATCGTAAGTTGGCACAATATGGTTTCGTTAATTGGGTTAAGGATTTAACTGGTGCTGTTATTAATGATGATAATAAAGCTATTCTTAATTCACTTAAGTTACTAAGCGATAAAGTAGATGAGTTAAGTAATATAACTACAGAATATAAACAACTTAGAAATGCCACAGTAACTAACTTTCCTAATCTTGATGTAATGTTAAATGAGTTAACTGTAACTACGGAACTAACAACTCATAATGGATATGTCATTTTAAGTGACTATATTAAGAGTAAGGGTTTTGTTGCAGATAAATCTACAATGCACAGATTCGCTAACTTAGTTGCTGATACTTATAAGACAACTACAGGTAATAATCCAACTAAAATTAACGTTAAGTTAGGTAAAGGTAGATATAGACCTAATACATCAGCTTATGAAGTTGAAATGATTCCTATGTTAGATATGTGTTTTCGTAAGTTAGTTAATAGTTAATAAATACCACTACTTCTCATAACTCGATTTAATGCGTTCTCTTAGAGTTGGTTTAGTGTAGTTGTTGTTCATAGTTCATCCATGTAGATAACGTTAATAACTCTAGGTTTACCACCAATATTAACTATCTCTTTTTTCTTACTACTAACTTTAAATTTAGTACCAGGTAAATAAACATATTCATTTTTCTCTATTAAATGAACATCACCTAGATTTTTAGCGGTACTATTAACTTTAGGTTTATATACCATTTTTACATTAGCATCACTAGCGACTAAAGCAGCTTCATTTATATCTTGTTTATTAATCGGTAATCCAGTAGTGCTTGTTATTTGTGGAGTTACATAATCTTTACCAACTTGATAATTATCAATTGTTTCAGGATTAAGTTTAATATATCTATCTAACTTAGGTATCTTATTAACATCTATTGATTGTAATTTATTTATACCACTTATAGCGTTATTAGATAACTGTTCTAATTCATCATTATATAAGTTAGGATTTTTAACTTTATCTCTTAAATAATTATTTATCTCTTTATAACCACCTCCCATATAAGTATGAACCCCAATAGCTTCATCAATATTAATATTATATTGTTTAGCTTTTTTACCTAATTCACCTCCAACTAAATACCAGGGATTATTCTGCATATTCTTAACTAATTCGGGTGATGCAGTTGGATAATTTTTCTGTATTAAATTATTTACTAAACTACTTTTATTAGTTGATTCAACAACAGGTTCAGTTACCTTTTTAACAACCTGATTACGATTATATTGTCTAACTAATTTACCATTACGAAGATAAGATTTAACTCCTACAACTCCTAATAGACCAGTACCGAGAATTGCGCCACCAAGTAATAAGTTATTACGTTTACCTTTTTTCTTACTAAATGTAGTTACATCTGATATTAGAAACATATTAGTTAGCAAATCTCCCTGTTCCAGATGGTTTAGTATTACGACTCCATAGATTTTTTCTCGACCACCAATTAGCCGAAAACTTATCATCCTTAGTTAATTGACCACTTTTATTCTTAATGCCGCCACTTCTAGCTAAGTAATTTTTACGAGCTTCTGGTGAGTAATTATGTCCGTATCCGATTGCGCCGAATCTAATTACTTTGTATTTTTTCTTACCATCAACTAATTTACTAGCTAATACTATTTTCTTATGCACGCCATCGTTCGCTGCGATTGGCTTATTAGGTGTTAATGTTCTACCATCACGTAACTTTCTCTTACGTTTATCTTTACTTCCTTTGTTTCTCGCAAATGTAGCTAGTTTATTAACAGAAGTATAATAAGCATCTGTATCTATAACTTCACGTCTAGCTATTAATTTCGCTATTCTACTTCTAGCTTTTTTTCTACTTTTACTTGTTAATTGAGAATAACCGCGTTTAGGTTTAACTCCTATTGTTTTATAAAGATCATTACTTAATGAATCATTTATAATTTTATCTGCTTTCTTTACACCATACTTTTCAGCTAATCTTCTTCTACTAGCTTGTTGTAATAGAAATACACGCTCTTGTATTTTCTTACTTCTTTGTTTCTTAATTTCTTTTAACCATTTAGCAGCTTGTTGACTATCACCAGCTAATTCTTCTAATTTTTTATAGTTTTTTAAATCATCATAAGTAATTTGTTTGTATTCATTACCTATGTTACCCGATGCTACTATTTTATCTGGTTTTATTGGTTTAGCTTTTAAATTACTATTTTTTTGTCTTATATCTCTAACTTGCTTTTTAAATGCAGTTCTACCAACTTGTTCTGCATTTACATTAGGCTTTGATAACTCTGTAGGTAAATTATTATCAGATAGTATAGTTTCGGGATTGTTAATTTTATTCTTTAAATCCTTTAACTTCTCTATTTCATTTTGTAGCTCTTTCTGTTTTTTATTAACTGTTTGAGTAGGTATTGGTGTGTTAGGTTTAGGTACATTAATAGAAGATTTAATACCTTTACCTTTTAAAGCAAGGTAACTTAATCCTCCTAATAATGCAGTTCCTAATACAGAATTACGAATTATAGAGTTACGTTGTTTACGTTTAACTTTATCCTTATCACCTTTACCTCGTGCGAAGTTAGCCAGATCATTGATTAGAGTTATCATAGTTAAAGTTGTTTAAGTTATCTATCATGTATATTCCTAAGTCTAAATGGTATAGGTTAAGTAAGTCATTACAAAAGAGAATTAGAACTAGAGAATCTAAAGTTAAAAATGTTAGTAGAGATAAAGTATTGCAGAAGTTATATAAACAAGTTAAATAGAGTTATTTATTCTTACGTTTAGTTAACTTCTTATAAACTGCATAACTTCCACCTGCTGCTAATGCTCCAATTGCAGCACCTCCTAATAGACGTGATTTAATGATTTTATTACTTGCGTTATAAGCATCATTTTTAAGTTGTTTAGTTATAGTACGTCTAACATTAGATTGCGATTTACCTCTATCTTTAGCTTGTTTAGTAAACTGCTCAATTAACTTATTCGGACGTTCCATAACTTCACGTAACTTATCATCGTTTATCTTAGCTCCCGTATCTCGTTTAGCTTGATATGTAAGTACCGCTACTTTCTTAGCTTCATCTACAATACGTTTACCTGATTTAACATCATTACGATAATCATTAGCAATAAGTTCAGTTAGTTTACGTCGTTTATCCCTTATGTCTAAATTACTTACACCTAACTCACGTTTTCGTTGTTCAGTTAATGATTTAAGTCCAATCATATTAACTCCACTTCCTACAATTGCACCAAGTCCACCTACTGTACCTATGTTAACTAATCTAAGTTTACGCTTCTTCTTGTCTTTAGAACCTAGTTTACGTGCCATGTTATTTGAGCCTATTACGTTGTTTCTTTGCTCGTTGATTAGCTAAGTAACCCATTGTAATTCCAGTTCCTATAGCTGCTCCTGCTAATGGTGTTGCAACTTTAAGTAATCTAGTTGCATTTCTAGTTTTATTAATAGCATTCTTATATTGATTTATTACATCATCATTCATTGCACTGAGTCTAACGTCATTCATTAAAGTAGGTTTACGTGCAATTGCATTATCTAAATCAGTTTGAGCTAACTTAATATTTGCATCAAATCTTTTAGTTAATTTTCTACTTACACCATATCCAATTGTTCCACCTACCGCAGATCCCGCTATTGCGTAGTTCCTTGTTTCTTACGTTCATTAATTAGATCACTTCTAGTTAAACCAAATTAATTGCGTCGTTTAACTTTATCTTTACTACCAATACGTCTAGCCATATTATTTCCCTTTGTTACGTTTATATGAGGTTACTTTAACTATTTTACCCGATTTAGATTTGCGATTGTATGATTTAACATTACCAAGTGATTCCATTGTTTTCTTACCTAAATAAGTAGTTGCTAATCCACCAGCACCTAATATTCCTAATCCTGCTGCTACACGACTCTTATTTGCTCCCATTAATCTAGCAGCACCTTTAATATAATTACCTTTACCATATCTTTTTAATGTGTCCTTAACTGCTGCAAATCTATTACCGAATACTTTAACTTTCTTCGCGGATTTAAGTGCTACATCATCTGAATCTGGTATGAAGTTCTTATCGAAGTATCTGTCAGATCCGCCAATATATAATGTTTTACCTCTAAGTCCAGTTAATCCTAAACCAATACTAGGTAACGCTTTAACAGCATCTTTAGAATCTTTAATATCTAATTTTTGTCCAGTTAATCCACGATACATACCCCGTTGCATCTTTCTATGCAGTACATTAGTAATTGGATTTTTAGGAGCGTCTATATATTTAGTAGCTTCAGGTATTGGTACTCTAGTACCATCATCTAATAATTCTTCTGCTGTTTCCGATATAACTTTATGATTTTTATGACGACCTGTAATGTGAATATAATTTTTAGAATTTTTAATATATTCTTGATTATTTATTGCCGCACTTGCACCAGTTCCACCATAATTAGGATCTAGATAACCACCATTCTTCAATATAGATTTAGCATTTTTTCTACTTGTACTATGTGATTCAAGTCTGACACCTAATGCTCTTGGAATGCCGGATCTAATAGTTTGTTGTCCTAATAATGCCGTACCTGTTCCATATAATCCAGCTTTAATATAGTTAGGTTGATTACGATTATCTTTTTTCTTACCCATAACAAAAATGATGATAATTACTACCATCATTATAAGTGTTATTTGCTTCGCTGTTAATGTCAGTTTTCTATCTTAATGCACGTCCAGTTTTTGTGATGTTTAATTTTACCCTTAATTACTTTAATTAAACAACTACCATCTAGACCATGTGATTCTCGGAGATGAACTAATCCATAACAACATAACTGTTCATTAGTTATTAAGTTAGTTAGGAGGTAACGTTTATTAACTACTTGTTGCCAACTCTTTTTAGCATCATTGATTAACTTATCTTCAGCTAACTTAGCAGCTTTATCAGCTAATAACTTATCTCTTGTTTCCTCTGATTCATTAGCTCTAACACAACTCCAACCGTTAATTTTGCGACCATAACGAGGACTATTTGGATTCATTAATGGGTACACCGCTTTAGCATTTAATCCAGTTTCTTCAGTTAAATCTTCCATACCGTAACGACAGAAACTAACACCTTCAGGTGTTGTCAATATGAAGCGTTCAGCATCTGGTAGATATTGTTTAATAATTGGTTCTGCATTAATATCTCTAACTTGATAACCGTTAATTAAATTAGCGTTATTAATGTGATGTGATATTGTCTTCTGACATATATCTAATTTAAGTTGTTCTTTAATAGCATCAATACCATAAGAACAAAAACTGTAGTTATCTTTATTTAAACTAATACATTCGTATTTGTTAACGTAATCTAAATATGTTTTATCTACAGTTACATAATCATCATTAAGTGATTTAACTTTATAACCTTTATGATTAGTCATCTTATTACGAGCAACTTTAATTAAACTACTTACATCTAAATCTAGTTGTTGTAAGTGAGTTACACCGTAAGTACAATACTCAATTCCATCTGGTGTAGTTATTAAGTAACGACGATTTCTAACTAAACTATTACCTCGTTTTAATTTAGCTTCAGAGGTATTGTTTTTTAATCTAGCAGAAATTAAAGTGCTACCTAACATAGAAGCTCGATAACTTTTATTCTGCCAACGACTCGTCATCGTTCTTTTTAAATACTCTTTACCTTCAGGTGTTAGAAAACAACCTTTACCACCATTTAATACGTTATAACCGTTAGGTGTTAAAGCATTATATTCTTTAATAAAATAAACTTCAGTTTTATCAATTTCTGACTGATCTGTTGTTTCTAAAGTTTTAATAATTTCAATTTTAAATTTATCTACACCATATTTCTTAATTGCTTTTGATAATAAACTTTTAGTTCCAACATAATTACCGGCTCTAATATGTTCTGACCAACGCTTTTCAATTGTCCTATTTGTTTGTCCAACATATTTTTTATCATTAATTGAGTTTGTCACCAAATAAATAAATTGTGGCATAATAATCTCATTTACGTCATAAGATCATTATACCACAACTTAAACTCGGTCTAGTTAGAAATAGGGAATTATTATCTAACTACTTGAGCATACAGATTCTTGGGAGAATAAATTACTGGTAAAACCATTGATCATTTTGTTACCACGTAAGCTCTTTATCCTACGTATCAGTAGTTTCATGTGTTATATCTACTGTTCAGACTATATCATCATCCACTTGGGATGTTCGGCACTCGTGGGTTTGTTACTGTCCGGTCTGGACTCGAAACCTAGTCGTTGAACCTTCAAAACCATTCCTGGTTAAGCTTGGCTGCTGATTGTCCACTTCTGGAGTTTCCAGCAATTCACCGAATTTTTACTACTTAATTACTTAAATAGGCGACTACAAAAAGTTTCAATCGCTTGCAAAACATCGTTGATAGGCACAGTTGTCTTCTCATAAACACGTACCATTACAGGAGATTCAGTACCTGTTAATACACCATCTTTAACAACTTTCTGTTCTTCAGGAGTACCAATAGCTTGCTCACCCATTCCATCCTTGAGGAATACGAAGCAATTCTCATTAAGGAATCGAGCATTACTGATGTAGCTATCAATAGTATTAGTATTACCAGAGTAGGTATTATCTACTTGATAGAACTCATCATAATCCTTAATAGGAGGTAGGTTATTAGAAGCCATTACCTCTTGTAACATTGGGAAGCTAACAGAACCTACTTGTGCAAATCCAACTGATTGTCTAGCACGAGCAATAGTAGATGCTTGTTTCTGAAGATCACGCAATGCAGTATTACTCATTACGATGAGATCAGGCTTGTAACCATTAGTATTGACATAAGTAGTTACAGCATCTTCTAAGTTAGCGATACCATCAGCATTAGCGTAGTCAGTCCACTTGTTCAACTTAGGAGATGCAGTGTTACCAGTAGCAACAAGAGCATCAGGGAAGTGGTTATAACTAGCACCAGGACGACGGAAATCAATTGTCCATGCAACCTTAGTAATTGCATCAGATACACTCAATTGACCAGTCTGAACAACTTGCCAAGCCATGCTAGTAAGTCTATCAGCATGAGATTGGACGATCCCCTCAATGTGACCATAGAGATACTTAACGAGCATATCGTTAGTACCCTTAATGACGGAGTTATCAGTTAACTTCATGGTCATAACACTAGCGCGTTTATAGGCAGCTTCTTCCATTGCCTTACGCATCTGTTTCTGAGTTACTTCATCGAATGAATAGCTATTACCTAACTTAGCTAGTTCACCGATTACTCGACGGAAACCACCATGAGAGATAACTGGAGGTTCAGCACCAGGAGCAATAAAGTTCGCAACTGGTGTGAGACGTTCACTTACGTATGCTAGGAACTCATCGTCCTCATACGTCTTAATAGGCATGAATTGATCAATAAGTTTAGTTCTCTGACGCAGACGAGCAATAGTATCGTCTACTAGAGTTTCGGCAACTTTAGCTTGCAACTTATCGGTAAGAAAATTAGAAACTGAACCCATAGTAAGAAAAAAGTAGGATAGTGGGCGCGATAACATACATCATTAACATACGTCATTAACGCCCGGTTAGTTAGAATTTGTAAGCGAAATTGATGCTAGGGAATCGTCTAGCAATATCACCATCGAAGTATGGTAGATACTGGATACGAACACCATTAGCAATAGTATAGAGAGCTAGATCCTTAGCTGTTGCAACAGTATAATCAACTGCATGAACATGAAGTCCTACAATTGCATTAACTCTAACACCGATATTAGTACCAATAGGTAGAGCTACACTTGCGTTACCAGTTAATGTAATAACACCAGTTGTGTAATCAATAAATGCAATAGTACCAACAGCAGTTGCATTAGGAACTAGAGTTGCACTAGATAATGCAGCACTAGTTACAGTACCAGCAGTTGTAATGGCGCGGTTAGTAAGTCCATCAACTGCAAAGATAAATACCTTGTTAGTAATAGATGCTGCACGAACTAAATCAGATAATCCAGCAGTAGCATTAATAGCAGTAGCAACTTCACTAGCAGTAGTTGTAGTATTGTTAGTTGTTGCAGTTGCAGTTGCAGTTAAACCTTCTACAGTAACAGTTACAGTTTGAGCAGCAGTTACAGTAGTGATAGTTAGCGTAGAATATGGTTCAACTACAGTTAATACATCACCAGCAACAAAGATATTAGTTGGAGATGCAGTTACAGTTGCAGCACCAGTAGCAGTTACAGCAGTTAACTTAGTACGAGGTAGGAAGCGCAGTACGTTACCTACTTGAGCAACAAATAGTCCAGCAGGAACTTGTTTGCGAGCTTCAGTATTAAGACTAATGTAAGTATTCTGCACAGTTGCCGACACATTAGGATGATTACCATCACTGAATGCGAGAATGGCAGGATCAACTAGAAACGTTTGAGATTGATTGAAATAAGGCA